GCAAGGTTAATGGACTTTGAGAAGTTTCCGCTTGTTACTACGACAGCTCCTTGGTCTACGGTATTCAGTTTGACCGTGACCGTGACGGGACTACTCGTAGCATCATTTGTACTACCTACTACGTTGACCGCCGCCGCATTTGTGATGAAGCTGTTGGAGGGTGCTGTGACATTTAGGGTCGGCGCGACAGTGTCCACTGTATACGAGCGCGAAGCCTGAGTTGCGGCGTTACCGTCATTATCAGATACGTTAATTGTAACCGTGTGAGCGCCATCTGAGAGCGCGACTTGTGGAGTGTAGGTACAGTCGTACCCGTTTGTAACTACGTTGCACACCATTCCAGCCGAGCCGCTTGTAATGTTTACGCCCCCGTCAATCTTAAGCACAAGTGAAGCGAGGGCAATGCCTGAGCCTCCAGCTTCATCACGGAGCTGGAATACTATTGGCTGAGCGTTGTTTATGACATACGACCCTGCTCCCGGACTTGTAATTGCGATTGTCGGAGCCACTGTTTCTTTGACTCTGAGCTTAAGCGCGTTACCAACGGTCGCATCTGTCGTGTCCACTATTTTTGTCGTATTCGCAGTATTTATGGCCTTGATTTGCATCGGGTACACACCGTTCGCTAAGTTCCATGAGGTAGCTCCCGGAGCTGTAACCGTTGCCTCATACTTGCCTGTTGAACCGTTATACGTTAGGGTATACCATTGTCCATTTAAAAACGCTTGAACAGACTGAATCGCCATTAATTCGCCACCACCTTTGTATTTATTGGATTAACTGCTTCTCCTGCAATCGCTGAACCTGATACTTTACTAACGACATACAGTGTGAGCGCTACGTCGTTCACCGTGACTGAAATTGTGAATGCAGTGTTAATATTCACAGGGTTCGCGGATATAACGACTGAACTAATTACAGGCTCGTATATCACGTTCGCACCGCCCATGTCTGACACGTTAGGCCCGCGCTGAACAGATACTTTTCTTTTACGACTACTACGTCTGACCGCGTGGAATAGTAATCTTCCATAGTAAGTGTATCAGAAATCTCTCTTGCTGGATTGCCGCGTTCCTTGATATAGGAGTATCCGATTCTTAACTGCAATTTTTCCAGAAGCCAATTCGCGACCAATGCACCGTTATACGCGAGTGGATTGTACACGCTTAAGGGCTGAATCGTCTCTCCAAGAATAATGTTTGAGGCCGTGTACACTTCAGAGCCTACTGTTAAAGCTACGGTATTTATTCTTCCAGTGTCCTCAGGCCCTGCTGGAGTGTACATATTTTCGTCGTTTAGTTCGTCCACCGAGACGTCTACGCATATGTCCTTGAACACAAGCACGCTATCACGATTGAAGTAGCAAGTGCATCGGGCGGCCTGAGCGATAAGCCTAAGAGCCTCCCTATGAGACGCCGTGTTCGGTATGCACTTGTTGACTACCCGTGTCCCAATGTTTGCTGGAATGCTAACGGTAATATCAAGGCCGCTATCTGTGAGTACAGCTACCACGGCCTCCTCCATTGTCCACGCGCCCTCAGTGCCTATCTTACAAGTGTTCTTGTCAAGCTGTATGAACGGGTCGTTGGAGATTATGTTTGCCATAACCTCTCCTGGACGCGCCTTGGAGCTGGAATAAAAGAACTTTCCCATTGATACGGGTTCCATGTCACCGTCAGGAACGCCAAGTTCAATTTCAGTGTCTAATATTTGACCCTGCTGTAAATACGAGTAGAGGCTATTAGGACTTCCGACATTAAACTTCTTATCCGTATTGTCAATTGTTAGGTTAAGCTCATGCGATGGAAGGGATTGCGCGGTCGGGGAAACTTCATAGGTTATAGAGGCACTTTTTACATTAGAGGCCGTGAAATTTTCAACGAGGCCAAATACGACCTCTGCGATTTTTATGCGCTGAAGCGGCTTTCTGGATTGCGGAAACGTAAGTACGACTCTACGGTACGCGCTCACGGGCATATCCACGGCCTGAACATTGCCTGTCACGGTAACTACTGCATGACCAATTTTGGCTCCTGACAGTTCGTACACATCAACGGTCATTTTTTCTGCGTATAGGTCTTCCACAAAGAACACCGTAAAGCCGAGCGATGAATGGTCGTGTGCAAACTCGTAGGTCAGCGAGGGCAATATTTCAAACGACCTGTCCGATAAACTAATTGCGCTCCAGAACCCTGTTTGGAGGCCCAATACGCTGTTCGGGGCTACCTTGCACCCCCCGTCAAGTATCCAGCCGCCAAGTTCTAGTCCCGCGTAACGGGCGCTCAGCGCCTCTACGTTGTCGTGCGTTTGCTGTACCTGTGACAATCCCCCTGCCCCCGTTGCAGATGATACGGCGTCCCCTGCGGCTCCTGTATCAGTTAACCTGAACGAAACCTTAAGGCCGCAAGTTCTAACAAGGGCATAGGGGGAATATGCGGCGGAAGTATTTTTCATAAGCTCTACCTCTCAATCAAGTTGAAAGCACAGCCTTTCCATACGGTTGAACCGTCTGGACGTCTTAGGGCCAATTTGCCAGACCTAGCACTTGCGTAGAACTGCTTTATGGAATACCCGTCTTCGGCGGCGTCCCAATATTTAACGGTCACAAAGAACGGAGCTACTGCGTTGATGAGCATTTTGAACTGAACCCCCGTAAGAAACTCCCATGCAAGGGTCAGTTTCGCCTTGTACCCTACAAGGTCACCGACTAAATACCCCTTTGCATTTCTGTCCCAATTACCGATAGGCTCAACGGAGGGGTCATACTGAACGGGGTCTGGAAAAGCTGTTCCATTTACAGTTATTAGCGCGTCCATTGACTACCCTCCTTTAAGTTGAAGATTAAGGCCGCGTCTTCCAGCGGCTATGATGATGTAATCCAGTAAAATCTCACCGAACTCGCGACCGTCAATTTCAAGCTTAAGCACGTTATTCGTGGAGCTGTTACCCTGCGTCATTGCCATTCTAGCAGTAATTGCCTCGGCTATGATATTCGCTAAAGTCACCATCCAGCCCGTGTTATTTTCAAGCGGAAGAACGGCTTCTTTTCCGCCATCGCCTATCATGGAAAGTGTCGGTTGGTCTACAATGCCTCCAGTCGCAAGATACGGAATGTGATTTATCTTAGGCATCCCGACTGACATACCTCCAAAGCTCATTCCACCGACTTCTACTTTAGGCACTTTAAATTCCAGCGCGTTCCACGCAGTGATGAGCTGATTAATGAACCCGAGTATGGAATTTATCGGGGATTTGAACACACCTACTATTCCGTCCCAGACGGTTTTTAGAGTGTTCTTGACGTTCGTAAAGCTGTCCGTGAAGAACTTGGCTATGCCGCCGACTACACTTGATATCGCGTCCCATGCCCCCTTGAAGACCTGCTTTACGCCCTCCCACGCTTCGTCCCAATCGCCCGTGAATATCCCTTTGAATACTCTGAATAATCCCTGAATAACGTCAAGAGCGCCGCCGAATACGCCCTTAATGATGTCCCATGCTGTTGTGAACACAAGCTTGAACTCAGTCATAAAACCGTTTACGACCGCCATAATTGTCGTTCCCCATGTGTCCCAGAACGTCTTTATGTTGTCCAGTGCCGTTTTAATAACAAGCCATATGAAGTCAAAGACTGCTGTTACAATGGCCCTCATCTGAGTGCCGTGCTCGTCAAAGAATGTTTTTATACCCTCAAACACGGTTTTAAAAGTGTAGGCAATCGTGTTCCAGATAGGCGATATAATCGTCCATATTATGTTCCACGTGTTCACGAACGTAGTTTTCATTCCCTCAGCGTTCTTGTTAAGGAAATCAGCTATGCCCCCGAACACCGCATTGAACACTGACTGTATTATGGAAAAGGACATATTAAGGAACGCGCCTATCGTTGTCCATGTGTTGTAGAACAGGTTATACACTTCTTGGAAATGCAGGTTGAACCACGTTGTAAAGCCGCCGAATATGGTCGTTATAGTGTTGCTGACCGCTTCGACTGCAAGCCTAACTGTCAGCTCAATGACCGACCATGTTTCGCGTATGCGGCTCTTAAGCTGTTCACCATTAGCAGTTAAGTAATCAGACATACTCTGCCAAACGGGTCGCGCCGTTGCCACTGCAAGCGCGATTCCAGAGGTCAGAATACTGCATACCCCCGTGAACATGCTGTTAAATATGCCGAGTTGCGCTTGAATAGAACTCGTAAAGCTTGTCATGAATAACTGCCCTGCAATGGAGGCCACATTAGCAATCGGTTCTACTAACGGAGCGATTGAAGTAACGATTTGCTCCCATGTAGCCGCCGCCGTTGTAGATACAGAGCTCCACACAGACACGGCCTTTTCTTGTACTGCACTGAAGCCAGATTTCACGCTTGTGACAAAGGCGTTGAACGGGCCTGTAAGCCCCCACGCATTCATGAACTCTTTAACCTTGCCCGTCATTGTGGACATTTGGTCGGCCATGACATCAACGTCGTCCTTAACTTCGGAAGTGTCAGGCTCTTCTGCTGTTGTAGTACCCGTATCTGAAGCCCCTGCACCCCCACCGCTATCCTTGGACAAGTTATTAAGCTCGTCAAACGGCATGACAGCGCCGCTTGCCTTTTTTCCAGCCGCCGCCGCTTGATTGCCTGACTTCTCGGTTGAATCGCCCATCGTTGAAATCCCTGAAGCCGCCGCCTTTGCCGCCGACCCCGTACTTGTCGCGGTATTCTTTGTTCCTGTTATCATTGTCATGAACGTTCGGAACGCATTTCCGGCCTGAATCAACCTTGCTATCAGCACGTTCAGGCCCTGCAAAATCGGATTAAGCACTATGATGAACGCCTGTCCCATGGAGGATTTAAAGCTGTCCCATTGGAGCTTAAGTACCCTCATCTGATTGGCCCATCCGCCGCCCGTTCTTACGAAATCGCCTTGCGCGTCCTTAGTCATTTCCATCAGGTAGTTGTACCGAATGAGGGCTTTCTGTGACTCCTGCATCGTGTCAAAGTTTGCCCCGAAGCCTTTCTTCATTGCATAAGCCTGAAGATTGGCTACGCTCATGTTGATACCGAGCTGTCTTAAAGGTTCTATTTCGCCAGATATGCCTGAACGAATCTTCTGGAACGCCTCTCCTTGGTCAATGTTATAAAACGAGGCCAAGTCTCCAGCCAATCCAGCCATCGCACTGGACATATCAGCCGCCGCGCCCGTGCTAAAGCCCATAGACTTCAGCATAGCTCCCATCGTGCCTGTGTACTGTTTAGCGGCGAGTTCAGACAAGCCGAAACTCGTCATCGCAGTTAAGGCAAACGAGTTAATCTTGTTGGACATAGAGCCAAAGGTTACATCCACGACGTTCTGCACTTCTGTTAGATTGGAACCTAGCTCAATAGATGACTTAATAAAGCTACCAATTGCAACAGTTCCAAAAAGTGCTCCAGCGACCTTTGCTACTGTTCCAAATGCGCCTCCGAACGCCCCTGCTATGCCTCCAGCGCTCTTTTTAACCTTGTTATTAAAGCCGCTCTGGTCAAAGCCTACGTCGAAGAACACACTGCCGACATTAGTTCCGTTTATGGAGTTCACCCCCCTTTAGAGAATAGGTTCTTGAACATAGCTTGCACGTCTGTGATAGACGCGATTTGCTCTTCCTTCGTTTGATTGGAAATTTTAAAGGCATTCCAAGCTTCACGTACACTTTTTTCGTAGTCGCCGTATTCACGAATGACTTTAGAGTCACGCTCAGCCCGTATCTTTATTATTTGGCCCAAAGGCGTCGAAGGAAGAAGCCCTGACAGGAGCCTAGACCATTCAGCGTATGTGATGTCCGGCTCCTGTCGTAGGCGTATTCCGTATTGTGACGCGAAGCTTGCTTCTATAAGGTCTTTGTCAAACTCCACGTCGTACACTTGGTTAATTCGATTGGTTTTGCGCTTTTTGAAATCGCTCGGCCGCTTCCTCAAAGGTCACATCCCATATCGCGGCGTGGACATAGGTCAACAAGTTCATTGTTCCGGTAACGGACAGGTCAAGGGCCTTAATTTTATTGTACTGTTCGGGGCCGAATACTTCCTTAAGGATTATTTCATCCTCGTTGTCGCTCTTGGCTGCACGCACAAGTTTTTGAACCTTGTCGTAGGTTGACTTCCTTGTGTCTACGCGGAACAGCGTGTCGCCTATCTGGATTTGCGGCTCTGTGTCTGACAGTATTTTATTGTCAGTCGTGTATATCTTTGCCATACCTTTTTATACCTCCAAATTTAGTCAGTTAAGCTTATCCCAAAGGAACTGTATGCGGAACGTAGGTAGGTTTTCCGTCGGAAACAAAGTCGGACTCAAGTTGAGACACTTCTGTGGACTTGCCGCCGCCGATTGACTTTGTATCCACTACGCACGGGACAGTGAGTTTGTCGCCGTTCGGGAAGGTCATCTCAAGAATGCTATTTGCGTCCTCGCCGATGTCCATGGTCT